GATTTGATAGCGGCTATGCCGCCATTCCCAAGTTATCATTTATACGCCCCCTAAAAATTCTTAAACCATTTAGTAAAACTTCTATGCGTTATCGTGCTAAAGTTATCACTATAATTTTTCTTTTCGCCCATTATAGTAAATTTAAATTTCCCGGCCGATAAATCAGATACCGATACACTGTTTATATTAAAATAGGCAATCGTGTCAAGTTCTGGAAGATTAACAAATAAACGCTGTCTAGGGAAGAACCCAGCTCTAAAAGTCTCAAAAGTTATTAGTAGTGGTGGATATTCGCTCTTAACCTTAATCATTCTTCTAGCCAATTCGTTTAACTGGTAATTATAATGTAAATAATCGCCTGACGTTTGGGCTGTAATTGCTGGATGTATATAAAAAGCGGTATTAGTGCTACTAAGCACTGTAACAGTAGTTATGAAACTGTATTGTCCGCGTGTTTTATTATAAATCATATCCCCAGAACGCACAACAGTAGCAGTGGAACCCACTGACCACCAATCATAAATATAACCGGTATTAGTCCCGGTATCGGAAACTCTAACATCTGGGTTTAACACTATATTGGTATCGCTCACTACGTAAACCGATCCGGCTCCATAACCGCACACATTTACAAATTCATTTAAATCTACTTTGTTATAATATTGACATTTAATAGTCTTACCTGCATACTCTGCGCCTATAACCTGTATTTGATTAGCATAATTAGTGTAATCCTCTTCAATTTCTATATTTTGGTAATCATCTAAAGCCACTAAATCGGTATCATCAAAAATATTTTCATTATCTAAGCAGTATGGCGCTTTAATAATATTCGCCTCAGCGCTATAATCATCCGGATTTTCAGCGAAAACAAGTTCTAAATCATTAGTTAGATACCACTGACACCCATCGATGCCCGCTAAATTATCAAGTAATTCCGATATCATTTGGCCCTCACAAACAATAGCTTCTTGAGTATATCCGCTACTAGCGATATAGCCCGAAGTTATACCCAAATCCGCTAATTTGACTAAAGGATCAACCACGATTGATGAGTAGCTAACGGATGCCGCAAAAGTTTTATTTATATTTCTTTTGGTTAATAGGGTTTTTGGATCTGCTATGTCATAAGTATAACTAATATAATCCAAATTACCCGTAGTTTTTCGCCTATTGCCTACACAGGGCCCAGTTAAATAAGTCTCACCACCTAGCTTTATACGCACAAGCTGACCCGATTTAATTGTAAAATCAATCATAAACTCGCCCCCTGAAAACCGCATTTAGTCATTGATAAAGTATCAGATATAACAACCCAATTATCACGTGCGCTATTCCAGATATATCCGGTATCCCAAAAAGTGCCATTCCATACGCCGCCACAAATAATTGCGTAATTTTCATATTGGCTACTACCGTATTCCATGCCAGGAAATGGCGTCGGCCCAGCTTCGCTATAACTTTTAGCTGGTAAATTTAACATGGTGTGATAGTCTATAACGTCAGCGTCTGAACCCGTTATATTAGTGGAACCCCCTATTATAGAGCCCTTAAAATTATCTATTGTAAAGCTTGAACGTCCAAAACATCTATCAGGACTGCTATGTGTTACGGGTATAGTGGCCCACGTATCGACTAGGGGCATATAAAAACAATCGTCGGGTGCAAACTCAGAGCCTCCACCGCCGTCATCTCTTTTATAGTAGGCTACTACTAAACAGTCGCATAAATTAATACCTTCACCGGAAGACCCTGCATCTATTGAATCCGTTAACGAAGTCCAGCTATCACCAGTTGGGTCAAATTTATAAGTATCTGCAAAATAATTTGCCGTTAACGGGGTAACACCGCCATTAACATATATGTTATCATTTATGAAAGCACTATGCGCCGCCGTTCTAAAACTATCTATAAACATAGTTTTATCAATCCAAGCATCTGTATTTTGATTGTATTCAAATGTGGCCGTAGTAATAGAAGACGTTGTGCCAGTCTCGCCTAATAACGTCCATAATTTACCTTGAGACTTATCACCTTCAACATTATGACGGTACCGAAATAATCCATCGCCTAATTTCAAAGACCATGTCTGCACTGGCATAGCGAGACGTTCCATTTCATCAAATACGTAAAGATTGTTATAGCCATTGCAAACATAAAACGCATTTCCTGGTGTATATTTAGCTTTTAGCGAAAACGACGCATTACTTTCACCCTGTGCCTGTATAGATAATTTTAAAGTACTGTCTAATAAATATTGCGTGACATCTGTAAATTTATATAAAAAGCATATATCACCAGCCGTTTGACCCGATATCGATGTTGAGACTTCAAATTGGGACGTTGTTGCATTTATAACCTTACGGCGTCCGGTCTCACCATTTAGATAGTTTGGCGGGTTAGTGGCTCTTGTGAAATTATACATAAAATCAGTATTTTGACATCCATGGTCGGTTATAACTACAACACTATTAGTTGTGCCTGATTCCATTACTCTTACACTATCAAATTTTAATACCTCAATAGAGGCCGTATATCTATAATCCATATTAACGCCCCCTATTAGCCATAAGTCTAACAGCCCTATTAAATAAACTCTCAATCATAGTGTCATCCATAATACTATTACCTGTTATATTTATGACAGCACCCCCGCCACCGCCAGTGCCTAACTTTGCGGGTACACGCATAGGCTGTAAAGTGTTGGCCGCAGTGCCTGCCACAGCTTTAAGCTTTGGAAGATTTAATGCTATCCCAGCCGTAAACATTTTCATAAAATTAGGTCCCCATTTATCGGCCGTACGTCCTGGTCCCTCTTTAGTTGGCGAACTAAAACCTAACATTTTTTTAAGTTCATTAGCTGCATTTTTAACCATATTTCTAAGACTTGCTATTTTTGATTTTATACCATTTGTAAAGGACTTTAGGAAATTTACGCCCCAATTATAGGCTTGTTTGCCTAAATTGGCTAGGGCGTTTTTAATATAACTTACTACTGAGCTCATAGCACTTTTAATATTGGCGCCTTTACTCTTAAAAGTGTTAACCATAAGCGTTAAAGCATTACGAATAATCGCTACTGATAATTGTAATTGCAGTTTAATTAGATTTTTCATAATCATAAAACCATTTTGGACCGCGATTTTAATAAGGCCTAACATCAAAGTAAATATAGATTTCCACATAGTTAAACCCGTCTTAATTAAACCCTTAATTACGCTAAAAACATTTTTAATTATGATTTTAACGCCATTCCATACCTGTGACCAATCGCCTTTAATAAGGCCGCCTACAACGCTAATAATAGCCTTAATTATATTCATACTTGCTGTAATTGTTGTAGCCATCTGCTTAAATATTTGGCCCACTAAACCGCCAACAGCACCCCATATTACACCCCAAATGGTGTACATCATTTGTAAAGCTTTAATAAGCCCAAAAAATACAACACCTAATACGGGTAATAGCTGTTGTACTATCGATAAAAAGGCCGGTAATACTTGCTTTGTAACTACATCGCTATAAATTTTCCAGGTATTAGCGAGTGTTCGAAATAGGTCTTTAAGTGCTGTAAATATTGGCGTAGCATTTGCGCCTGAACCTTGAACACCTTTAATAAAATCGCCTAAGGCAATTTTTATATTATTAAATGATTCCATAAAAACTGGACCGAATATCGACATAATAAAAGAAGCCATTTGCTTAAACCATGTAATAGCACTAGGTAAAGCAGTTGATATCCAGCCACTAAATTTATTAAGTATTGGTAATAATAATTGTCCAAATGGTATTAACAGCCCAACTTCAAGCTGTCGGCCTATTCCCGCCATAGCCTCACCGAATGTGTTATAGCGTATTTGGTTAATAGAGTCCATGGTCTTTTTAGTTTGGTCAAAACTATTACCTAAATTACCTAGAGCTAATATACCCTGTGCTCCTAAGTCTTCAAACTGAGTGCCGAAAAGGGCCACTCCAGCTGCGTTTTGTTTAGCCTTGTCTTTAATAGAACCGAGCCTTTGTATCACTTGAAAAAAGGCTTTTTGTGCTGTGGCACCACCACTGGCAAACTTTTTAAACATGACATCAGCGTCAAGGCCTAAAGTTTTAAAGCCGTCTGCACTAGTAGTAGACATATCCTTTGACCTTATATTAAATTCCTTAACCGCGTCACCCACTTTATCTATAGAAAACGCCCCGGATTTTGCGCCATTCGCGAATATTTCAAACATATCATCAGCGTCAAGGCCTAAACTTTTAAATTGCACGCTATATTCATTTATAGAATCCAATAGGTCATCGTTTTTATTTAATCCTTTTTGTGCGCCTTGCGCAATAAGGTTAAAAGCCTCATCACCAGATAAACCAAATTGGTCCATCATCATTTTTGCGGCTCTAGTTGATTCGGTAACATCAAAATCAAAGGTATCGCGCAATATCAATGCATTTTTAGTCATATTTTCAAGCTCTTTACCGCTTAATTGAGTCTGTTTTTTAACCTCAGCTAAGCTTTTCCCTAAGTCCTCAAAGGACTCGCCGAAATTTTGAGAATATAAATTCTTTAAAATGTTTTCAAAAGACCCCATTTCGCCTTGTGCGGCTCCTGTTTGGGTTGTAACATCATTTACGGCTCTTTGTAAATCCTCAGCCGCGCCAACGCCTTTAACGCCCATGGCTATAGCAAAAGCCGCTAAAGATGCGGCCGCGCCCAAGGCAAAGCCTTTTATGGTATTACCAAGGCCTCCAAACACCCCATCTAAATCTTCAACAGATTTTTTACTATCCTCCGTATCCGTTGATATCCTAACTTTCAATTCCTCATCAGCCAACTATTTCACCCCCCAATGCTCTAGTCATAGACTCGAAAAACATGGCCATTTCGTCAACAGTCTGATGTCTTTTTTCGCTTTTAAGACTAAAAAAGTCTTTAGCTTTAAATTTCTTTTTACTGAAAATTGAAGCTATTACCGCGCATACTGTGCCGTAATAATTATTATTTAATTCGATTTCTCTTTTTTCAAGTTCTAATTTAGTATTCACGAATATGGTAAAAGCGGCCGGCGTAAAATGTATAAACTCATTCCATGTTAACCACCGAGCCGCTATACTATAAATTTCATCTATTGTCTCGGCCCATGACTTTTTTTTTCGGTGTTTTGAGGCCCTTTTGCGTCTGTCAATAGACCGCTTGATTTCATAGCCTCAACCAGTCTATTTGACAAACTGTCTATCGTACCGCCCTTTTTAATATAAGCCTGTATTAGATTTCCCGCCTCAATTTCGTCAATTTCTGGGTTATGCTCATACAGTCCAGCGGTTAAAAAGGCCCTAATCATTTTTAAAGACTGTAATCGCTCACCTCTTAAAAGCATTTCGCCAATGCCCATACCTACTAAAGTTTCAATTAAACATATTGAATTATATGTAAACTCAATATTATAACCTTTTTCGCCCAATTTTATAAACATTTTTATACCTCTTACACTTTACTAAATGTTGGTTTACCCGCTATCTTTATACTTAAGGCGTATGCGATTAAGTCATCTACGGGGTCTTCAATTTTATAACTTTTAACATAACCGTTACATGCAAACTGTGATGTACTCGGTAGCGTTGGCATTGTCACTGTCACGCTGTATATAGATGTTGTTGCTGCTATTGTTTCCAAAACACCAAGGTCCGTGCTATTAACATAGCCCTCAATATCAAAAACGCCAGCATCAATTAATCCCTTCACATAATCCCTAAAACGGGTAGTCGTAGTATGAACCGTAGTATCTAAATCATCGGCCTCATACCCAGGACCTGTCACATTTGTTATCTCTGATATCGTATTCGTAGTACCAAATTTTAATGTCGCACCTGCTCCTAAACTTGCCATAAAAACCCTCCTTTTTAATAACTACTTAAAATATTATAATTAGCCTCTTCATCGGTATTAAATATCATAAGACTTTTTAAATTACCTTTAAAAAAATTTTTTGGTGTCGGATCAAGCCAGGTACCGATATGGAAATAATCCTGAGACGTTAACGTTGTTGTATAAGTCCCTGTTAATATTCCGGCATCACTTTTAAGTTTTATCGTCCCATCGCTTTTCCATATGTATAATTGCCTTTCCCCCGTAACTAAAGAACCTTGTATACGTGATGAATTTCCTAAATACCCATAAACATAAACATCGGATATACGTAACGCATATTTAGTATTTGTATACGCCGAATTATTATAAGCATATACAAATCCGTTTGTAGCGCCTGTAAAGGCTTTAGCCGATGAATATATAGTCAAAGGCCTATTAGTTATATTTATAGCAGAATATGAGGTTACACTCATACAACTACTTGTGCCATTGAAATATAGACCAGTACTATTTAATGTTCCTGAAGATACTAATAACGGCTGAGTTGTAATATTAACTTGTGTCGCATTCTCCCCACCACTTATCTGATTGTAAAATACACTGACATAGCCATTTGAATTGCCACAAAAGGCCTCCGCAAGGCTCACATTAATATAATTACCTGAATATGGTATCTCCATTTCATCGCTATCAACACTACGCCTTAAACGTAATGCAGGTCCCGTATAATTTTCGTTAACTTTATATAGACTTAACGCCATTACACATCCCGATAAATCTAAAGCGTTAACGGACTCGCCATACATATATACTGTGTATGTCATATTAGAGCCTATTATTTCGCCTTGTACCCAGTCATTTACTGATGTTTGAGTACATCCGCCCATGTAATAATTACCGGATTCAATATCAAATTTTTTAAGATTTAATATTGAATCTATCAATGATACTATTGTATCACGTTGATAACTGCCCAACAAGCCGGGTTTGGTATATACCCCTAATGTCAGGTATACACGATAGCCCTTTTTGCCATGGCGGTTGTCAGGCACTGTATTAGAAGCCTCTATGGCTACATAAGGATAGGGTTTATTATCGACAGGCGTATCATATATACCCACTAATGACATTAAATAGGTATTAGCCTGTAAAGCATCAACTATTGCAATTTTAGCTTCAAATCTAGAGTCCATTAAACGCCCTCCTTATAGCCTGTTTACAGCGAGTTAAATATTTAGGCTTAGCTCGCTTAAAGGCCCAAATCACATAAGAATCTATTTTTTCAATTTTCCACGCATAGCCGACATTAGTACCAACGACCCAATCTAAAGGACCACTAATACCACCTAGAATATGTAATGGAGACCCCTCATACTCAGTATGTATTGAGGCTCTTAGCCGGCCAGTGTCTATGTGCTTATCACGTGTAAGTTTTAGCTTAGCTTCGGTTTCAATATCTACCAAAGCCGTTTCTAAGCCTATTTCTTTTAATTCCTGTTTTAATCTATCAGGATACGTATTAAGTCTGCGCCTAAACGCGTTTAGGTTATAAGTTCCTGCACTAAGTTCCATCCTCAACACGCCCCTCTATAACTATTTCTTTCTTTTTGCCATGTTTGTCCCGCACATTCATAATATGTACGGTTTGACCCTCATACAAAAAACGGCATGTAGCTTTATCGATACTAGTTGTATATCTCATAACGATTAATATATTACTTATTTGTTGACCTTTTTTAAATTGGTAGTTTTCAGCCATGGCCATAGTAGCTACATTAGCCCAGAGGGTCGTAACTGTAGCCCAACTCTCAGTATAGCATCCGGCCCTAAATTCGGTAGGGCTATTTGACTGTAAAACTATTCTATGTTTATAGTTTAACACTAAAAGCCCACCCCCCGACCTTCACAAATGGGACGTAATAATTGTATTATATGGGTCGGCGTTTTTGAAAAATCATATACTACGCTAAACGTTTCATTGACTTGTACGACATAGGCCTCTCTATTCTCATACATAAAGCCTACAAGCGCCATAGCGGCTACTTCCATACTAGACATACGTGGGTCTGTTGTATACATCCCAACTGTATACTTAATTTGATAACCGTCTAAGGCTCTTTGTTTATCCCAATACCCGTCATCATGTACAAGACATTGACCAGCTACGCGAAAATCCGTTGACTCGGTCAAAAGGCTCCCGGTGCTGTCAAAATCGTCATAATATTTAACCTCTAAGATACTTTTAATTGGTGCTTTTATGAGTTCTAAGTACTCACTGTCGCCCTCTTCATCCTGTCGCCATGTCTGCTCATGGGTGACAAGGCCGGTGTAATTTTCGACTATGGACACGGCCGCGGTCATTAATGTATTTATGAGTGTATCGTCTGTCGTATCCACAACTTTAATATAATTTTTTGTGGCTGTTATACCTAAAATACTTTGAGTGGATGCCGTTAATAAGGTTAATCGCATTTGACCACCTTCTTTTTGACACCCACTAGAGTGAATACCTTTAAATTATAATAAGGCATCACGATATTAGCCTTATTATCAGGGTCATAGTCACATTTTCCTATTGTAAAATAGGGTTCAACCATGGCGCATAAAATTTCAGGCTTTATCGTTGGGTAATCCACGGTTAAAACTAATTTGCCATTAGGCTTTAACCATTTAGCGAAATTTTCTATAGTTTTTTCCTGCTGTTCTGGGCTCATATGCTCTAAAACACTTAGACAAAAAATGGTGTCTGCTATTATTTCATCGTCATTACAGCCCATCGACATATCCCTAATTATCATATTCATGTTATCGGGTCTTGGTAAAGTCTCGAGTCTATCGTCTATGTCTATACAAGTTACATGTTTTGAGTTTGCGGCTAAATAGTACTTAAATGGATGCTCAATACCACAGCCCGCATCAATTACAACCTTTTTCTTGTCACAATATTTAGACGCAAATGCATATTCGTAAGGCCTAGACCACCACGTCGAAGGTATGTTAAAAGTATCTACCATTGTCATTTTTTCGTCATTCCAAGCTAAAAATCTATTTTCCATCACTAGCACCTCCCCCCTTTATTATACCATTAAAATACTTATCGGCTATATCTTTAGTATATAGATGCTTAGCCGGGTATTTCGTATCAAAATAAATATTATATCCCATGACCGCGGCCCTTATACAAAATGCCCGATCCTCCCAGATGCTAAATGATATATTAGGAATAACGTTATAATTAACATATTCACTATACACATTAGTATTCACTAATATTAAAGCACCTGTGCCTCCCACTTGAAAGAGGCCCGGCGTATCAAATAATTTTGGATCCGCATAAAAAGAATATTGGTCAACGTGCCAAGCGTTAGGCATGGGCTTATCGGCGCCTGACCATTGCGTCAAAAACATTTCCCCGACTATGTCCGTGTTGATATTTAGTAAATGCTTTAATGTATTTGGATGTACTAATAAATCACTATCAACCCATAAAATGTGGGTCGCGTGTGCACTTTTAGCTATTTCAACTATTTTATTTTTCATATCAGCCAAAAACGCAAATTTATCTATAGTCCATGTATGACTCATATCATGAACCAAATTATTATTTACTTCGATATACTCATCAGGTTTTAAGTATTTTTTCAAATCTGGACTATTATGTAAAATAAAGCACTTAGAAACTTCAACATCTTTTGGGATATACATATTAGTTAAATTAAATAAATATTCTTCGAAAACGCGTTCTTCTTGATTAACCACAGCCGCAATAAGCACACGTGCGTCTTTGGCTCTAAGCCTTAAACCAAAATAATTAAGAGTATCGAAATTATGCTCACCCGTGTAGTACGGTGGCGCCTTAGAAGTTAGCCAGAAATTATCATCAATCCAGCCATCATGCACGAATTTATTATAAATAGGTGTTCCTGGTAATACCATTAGACCTGGTAAATTCGAGAATGAATCTAAGGCTAAATCCTTTATCATATCGCGAGTCTCTTCGATAGTCTCCTCGGTCTCCCCCGGCCAGCCTACAATAAATAAGCCATGGACGTGTATCCCATAAGTTTTTAATAACCTAACATTTTGATAAGCCAAAGCCATATCGAGCTTTTTACCCATTGACTTTCTAAGTTTTTCGCTCCCAGATTCTAGACCAAGAGCGACTTTTACGCATCCGGCCATCTTTAAAGCTTTTACTAAATCACTATTTAATTGATCCGCTCTAATCGTTATTTCGAAATTAATTCGGGAATCACATAACATATAACATAATGCCGTAAAGTTTTGAATATCAGCCGTCGCGCTATCATCATGAAATTTAAAATAATTATATCCCAAAGCCTTGGCCTTATTTATCTCTAAAAATATATTATGGGCGCTTCTTATTCGATAACCGTGCCAAGTCTTATAGGTGGTACAAAAAGTACATCTATCGGTACACCCTCTACTCGATACAATAGGATACTCTTTAAATTTAAGCTCAGGTTTGAAGAACTTTAAACCCTCAATGGCTAAGGGTAATTCGTCTAAATTTTCGACTTGTCCCTCTTTGACTATACCTTTCTTATCCGGGTTATTTACAACCCAATCTAAACCTTTTTCACCCTCACCCACAACGATAAAATCTATCTGGCTATAATTATCCCATATCTGCTGATACATTATCGACGCGTGTGGACCTCCCACAATGGTTTTAACTTGGGTTGTAGTATTAGCGATTGCGTTATAGTCATCGACGCGCTGTTTTAAGTCAGCGCAAAGGTTAAAAACTGTTGCCCTTTGCTCAGTCATAAGAGTAAAACCAACTAAGTTTATATCATTTTCAGTCATTTCATTTATTATGGTATTTAGCGCTGTATCATAAGATAAATCGAATAAGTCTAAACACACAATATCGATATCGTGTTTAGTAGATATATAAGCCGCTAAACTTGCAATGCCTACGGGATACCATTCACGCCCTTGACCGTGTAACTCATCAGGCGCCACATGTGGCGGATAACAAAGTATTAATTTCATAATTCTTTCTCCTTAAAATAAAAATAGCCCTTATATAGGGCTGGGGCTGGGCGTCGACCCCATAACCGCGTCCGGCTTGCCCATGCCCTTATTATATCATGTTTCGTACATCGGTATGTATTCAATATCGTTTATTATTTCATAAACAGCCATGCCCTCACAAAACTTATCAGGGTCATTTGGATAGGTCTTTTCATAAACGCTCGCAATTCTAAAAAATGTGCGTTTTAAAAGTTGTTCCATCTGAGGCACAGTCATAACATGTAAATGCTCATGACAATTTACCCAATTTTGGCCTGGCATAAATATTAGACCTCTGCCATTTGGTTTTAACACCCTTCGCGCCTCGCATAGCGCCCTATAAGGACTTAGAAAATGCTCTAGAGAATCCCACATTATAAAGCCATCAAAAGTTGAAGTATCAAGGCTTAAATTTTCAGCATCCATATATTTAATATTCCTACCACGGGTCACACCTGTATCAATTTCTTGTCTATTCAAGGTTATACCGGTATAATCGTTATAAAAATCTGCGGCATTGCCTGTGCCACAACCTATATCTAACACTTTACCCGTTAAATATAAATAGTGGTCTTTAAAAAATAGCACTTCTCTCCGGTCTGAGTAATTCATTATCGGCATACTAGGATCTATACAAGCCATATTACAGCCCAACCTTTCTAAGCTTCGCTTTTTTTATATTAGCCTCTCTTATATCAAACTTAGCCTTAATATCATTCAAAGCTATTTCGACATCCGCAAGTTCCTCAATAATTTTATCCCTATTTTCGTGACCTCTAAGGTACTTACAAAGCTCTTTTTGTAATTCACTTAATTCTTCTATATCATGAACTAAAGAAATAATAAAAGTATTAGTCATATCCTTAATATTCATAATCTACCACTCCTAGTACTGGACTTGGGTCCAGAATTGATTGATATTGACCCATAATCCCAAATCTACCTTCGGGATCGGCCTCCAAATATCGCTTATATTTAATTTTTCGGTCTTCTAAAGTAGCCCAGCCAAGATGCAATAATTTATATTTTGAAGGGCTAATATTTTTATAAATGTTAAAAGGAAATCGTCCACAATGAAGGACCTGCTCATTCCATTTCCATTCTTGAATACCCTCATACCTATAAGCCATAGGCCAATAATACTCATGCGCTTTCCAGTATTCGTCATCACGGTATAAGTAAGCACAACCCTCCTCATCAGTTGTAATTAGCCCCAAATCATCACAATACGGCGTCGTAAGTTTAGTATTAGGAAAGCTACTTTTATACACCTGCCATATATCGTAAAGCCTATACGCCATAAAAGATTTATAAATTTGGGCATTTAATAATTCCTTTCTTACTAAGTCATACGGTGCATGAAATATTTCATCAGCATCCAATATTATGATCCAGTCACCCGGTGTCGCGTGTGAGGTTAAAATATTAAATAGTCTTTTCCTCTGCCTCACTTCATCAGTATCCCATAACCTTTTTTTAGAATATAAAACATTAAAACCGTAGGACGCACAAAAATCAGGCGTATTATCCGTCGAAGCGTCATCTATTATAATGACATGGTCGCATATGGCTCTCATCTGTTCGCAAAATCTTTGTAAGTATCGCCCGTGTTCATTGCGCACAAGCGCCCCGCCCCATATCTTCACTATTCGTCACCCCCATATATTAATTTGCCCTGATTTTCAGGATTCGACATCCACGCAGTATAAGCGTTTTGAAAAGACGCGGTAACCACTGGAAAATAACCCATATGCGCACAGTCAAGGCCGAAATCGGCGTATATTTTATGGCCAGCACTTCGGGCTTTAACGCAAAACGCTAAGTCTTCCCCTACATTCGGCATAGGAAAAAACCAAGGCTTTTTAAGGCCATCGAATATCTTTAGATTAATCATACAACAGGCCATACCGCACCCCTCTATGTCGTAAAGTCCCTCAGTCGGCCATTTTTCCGGCTCCATGGGTCCCTCAAGTTCAGTCGTAAAGTCGCGATTTATTCGGACTTTAGTGTAAAAACAAGGCTGAAATGGGAATTTTCTTTGAAAAATTTTTGCCGTGACTATTGGTACATCCCAACTCATTAATTGGGTTAGCGTTTGTGGCTCTGGCACCATGTCGCTATCTAGGAAAAATATGTGTGTTGCATTGGGCTGTTCTAGTGCAAATTCGACTAACTTTTCACGCGCATCGTATATAAGGCAATTGGATATAAGATTAAACATTAATTGGTATCCTTCTGGTACATGAAAAGACAATAGCCGTGCCACAGTTTCAAAATAAAATTGCCCCGTATTTGGCAAAGCGATTATTATAGTCTTCTTATCAGGCTTTAGAGCCTTTGGTGTCAATATGTCCATGGTAAACCTCCTTTTTGTATTATTATATCATGTAAAAATACTTTTCACAATACTTGACATTTAAAAAGGCCCTCACATGAGGACCTTTTCATCATTAGTATTTTATTCTAGGGGTTCGTTATCCCCTCTATACTGTTGTACGATACAAACTATATCAGTAGCAGTATGGGCCGCGACCCTTACGCCGATATATCTTTTAGTTTCATTAATGCTCATATCATAATCATTAACTTCAAGCTTTATAAACCCTGCTGTAGTACTATTACAAGCCACTGTACCCACAAAACTTGTCATTGCTGTAGCGACGGCACCGTTCCATGTAGCCGCACTTGACTCATAGACTGTTGCTGTTATACATCCAGCTGAGCCTGTAGCGTCCAAAGGCTTATTCGCTGTAACTAATACCATAGCTTTTTTATATGGCATCATATCCAGTAGCGCTGTGCTAGATATTCCAGTTGTTACGGTCTTAGCTATCTGTAGACTCGCTGTAATCATTTCAGTAAATTTATTCATATTCTAGCACCCCCCTTAAGATATTAGCACGAATGGACTCAGGTTAACCCCACCATTTCTAGGCGTGATTTGTGCGCTTAGCCATGGTTTACCGTCCACTCTTTTTACTATTTTCCAGCATCGTTTATCCGTACCAAATTTAAAATCTTTTGATTCTTCTATTCTTAAACCTTTTAAGTCTCCAATCAAGTAATTTGACCAATCGCCAAGAATTAAGTCGCCACTCGTACCAAGCGCCTGAGCCTTTTCGCTTATAACTAGTGGTATACCGAATATAGAACCCGGTGACCTTCCGGCTATATTTCCAGACATACCCGGAAATAGGATGTAATTTCCACCTGCGTCCTGCAATGTATATAGATATGGTATTACGGTCTGATTAGCCATCCATACTGCGTTATCCATAGAGCCACTAAAACGAGATAACATATTAACTATATCTATAGTATTTATC